TCATGATTGCATTATACACATCAATACAGCACGACCACATTTTTCACCGAGTTTCAAACACAAACGATCATTAAGCTGAACCCTAAAGCAGCTCGTTTAATTATGTCAAAGTCAATGTTTGGGGTAAAATAGCACTCTTAATTACCTAAAGGTAAAGGGTATCATTGGAGCAGATTGTATGAACTGTATCATATGGTTTCACTCTAAAAGAGTGGGTATATTATGGTGAAACATATGGCAGAAAGTACCCCCTCCCTATCCCCCCTTTAACGTATGGGTGCGTTTATATATCATCTTGCCTTCTACCTCCACAACCTCAATTTCCCTATCCTTTCACTGCATTTCACATTCCTTCACAAGATCTCATACCTATGTCTACATACACATAAAAATTCACGTCCGTGTTTTCCTTTTCTATATATTTAAGTGGTCTTGGATTTATTGGAAATCGTTTTCCAAAAAATAAAATTTGGTAAAAAACAAGGTATTTCATTGCTTTTCAGTATTAAGTCGGTAAAAAAAGTAAGTTCTCGGTAAAGTTTTTTATCTTTTAACTATGTATTTTATGAGTGAGGACGTATGTATGGAAAATACCGTAGACAACATTTTCATCGATTTAATGCCTGAATCTGAAAAGAAGGTCTTTTTACATGGTAAGAAGAAAGATTCCAAATATGATCCAGAGGCGGCTCGTCAAGGTTTAGCAAAGTTACTCACTGGCAAGTTCACCACTGAAGATGGTTTGGAATTATCTCCTAAAGACATCATTGATATGAAGACTGCTGCGTTCGTGATGGCTAATCCATCTCCACAGAATACTAAGGCGTTATATGAGCTTGCTGGACTCGCTGCTCCTAAAGAAGTCGATGTTAAGTCAGGCGGTAAGCCAATAGATAACTTCCTCGAAGCCTTGTCTATTAAGAAAGATGAGTAAAACTAGAAACTTCTCAGTGCTTGTTCCTGATTCATTAGGGCGACCACATGAGATAAGAGTCCTGGATTTCATTCAAAACTTTCTCTACATAAGACCTAAGCCAGCAAACTTAATGGCGGAAATCTTAGATGGGGATGCGGAGGATACTCCACTCATCAAGTTCCAGCTTAATCCTCAGCAAATGAAGTTCTATCTTCAAATAGAGGATGATTGGAAGAACTATAGACCAGTTAGGTATATCGTTCTAAAGGCAAGACAGATTGGGTTTTCCACCCTCATAGCGGCAATTATCTTCACGATGACGATTTACTCTCCTTATAGAGAGTCATTAGTTATCTCGGATAAAGATGACCACACGAAAAGAATCTTCGAAATGTATCAAAGGTTCTATGATCATCTTCCTGAAGAGATTAAGCCAACTCAAGCGGTTGGGCGTAAAGGTAATATGCTGTCCACTACTAATGAATCGACTGTTTCAGTTGAAACGGTGTCGGATGACTTAGCAAGAGGTGCGACTCTAAGAGCGGCTCACGCATCAGAGTTCGCAATGTGGAAAAAGCAACAAGAGGCGATGGCATCTCTTAACTCTGCTGTTCCTCTCTCTCCTGACGCGATGTTATTCATTGAATCCACCGCGAAAGGTATGAACTTCTACCGCGACCTATTCATTAACGCGTATAGCGGAAAGAGTAAGTCTCTCAAAGGGTGGTTTGAGCCTTGGTATCGAAATGATAAGTACAAGATGCCTTACCACGGAGAAGAATTACAAAGGTTCGGTGATTATGGTGATGAAGTTGCCTTACTCAAAGAGTATGAGGCGGACGGCATGACCGTTGAAGGGTTAATGTGGAGAAGAGCACAGATTGATTCTATGGGTCTCGAGATGTTCCATCAAGAAAACCCAACATACCCAGATGAGGCGTTTCTCTCTACTGGCTACTCAATCTTCAATGCGATGAAAGTCCAAAAGAGAATTGAGGAAGTACATAGGGATGTTACGTATAAAAAGAGAGGTCGATTCGAATATCACGCGGTCACGTCTTCTGATAATAGAAGGATTCGCGTGTCGGACGTGAAGTTCGTTGAAGACCCAGGCGGAGATGTCACCATCTACGAAGAGCCATTCCCAGGATATCCGTATGTCATAGGAGTTGACCCTTCAAGTATTCACGGAGCTGACTCTAACATCGCTCAAGTGATACGACATGATGGTAAATGCCGCAAGCAGGTAGCCATCTTTGAAAAGCAGAACATGGATCCTGATGAACTCGGTATCTATATGTACTGCTTAGGCACCTACTACAATACCGCTCTTATAGCGGTAGAAAACAACCGCGGTCAGTCCACGAATAAAACCTTAGCCAAATGTGCTTATAGGAAGATATTTGTGGGGCAAGATCAACAGGGTTATGAGGAAGATATCCTTACTAAGTATGGTATATCCACTCAAGGCTCTAACAAAGAAGACATGATTAACGGTCTCAAGGCTCTCTTTAGAGAAAAGCCAGATGAAATCGTTGATGTCGGCACTCTTCAAGAGATGCAAACCTTCGTGGTGTTAGATATCGGTAAAACTGGTCACTACATCATGGGAGCATTACAAGGGTGTCACGATGACAAAGTCATGTCTCTCGCCATAGCGTTAACCGCTGCGGCAACTAATCAGCAAGTGACCACGGTCAATCGCGAAGAAGCGAAAAAAGCCGCTCTTCCGTGGCAGCTTCAAAGCGATAAACCAAAAACCAATACAGGGAGGAACATATGGAAAAAGTCAATCATATCGTAATTACTCGTAAAGAAGAGAAGGAACTTAAGAAATTAAACCGTCTCTTTGAGATTATGGGTGTCGACTTAGATTCCATTACCTCTCGTATTGAGACTTTGGAAGCAGAAAATGAAATTAAGTCAAAGGAGATTGTTAATCTACGTAAGGAATTAGCGGAAGCCAAGAAAGAAAACGAAGAGTTAATTCGTAATCAAATGGCACAAATCTCCGTCAATATACAAAAATCCACCGCCAAAGAAGGCGTTGGTACCAAATCTATGTTCAATTTCGAGGGAAAAAAGATAGATGAGCACTTCTAAGCCTAAAAAAGAAAAGTATCCAAAACTTAGTGCAGAGCAACTAAGAAAAAAGAGTTCGTATGACTACGAATGTTTTGAACGTCATAGACAATATATGGAGAAAAAGGGATATGAAGCTTGTATTCCTGAATGGTGGGCTATGTATGAAGGTCGCCAAACTCCAGCAAATTATGACGCTGATCTCCCAAGAGCGACTGAAAACATCACTGCTTGGGTTGTTGACTCTCAACACGCGACTATTTTAGGCACTACTGTGACCCTCAACTTTACATGTTTTGATAAGAATTTATCCACCGATGCCTTAAAGAAATTTGATGAATATGTCCAAAAGGCAATCGGAATGGAAGAAAAGAAAGATGATTTAGTGCTTGATGCTGAAGTAGCATCTGCTGCACTTCTATATCACTACTGGAGCGACGATATTCTTACCTTTAGAGGTAATAATAAAGGTTCTCTTGGAATCGATACAATCGCTCTTGAGGACTTCTTCTGCTCGAATCCACGTCTTAGAGATATTCAAAGACAAAAATATGAAGGATTTAGACATAGAGCGGAAGTTAAGGCTGTAAGAGCCACTGTTGATAAGAAAACACCTAATTATGAAGATGTTATCGCTTCCATCGTTCCAGATGATTATTTAGACAAACAAGATAAATACGATAAGGATGATGACGACTTCGAAAGCGGAGCAGTCACTTTATATACAAGATTCTTCCGTATTGATGGTGAGGTTTACTGGACTCGTTCCACAAAACACGTTCAACTTACCCCTCCAACACCACTCAATCCAGATATAACCGTTAAGAAACTCAGACTTAAACCTGAATATGAAGAAAATGGTTATAGTCCTGATGATGAAGAAATCTACGAACTTGATCCAGAAGTTCCAAATATGCAGGATGAAAAACTTGAAAAATCATCCGAAGAAGACCATATCGCAGCAAAAGACAAGATGATGCTTTATCCAATTAGCATTCTCGTTCTTCGTAGAAGAAGAAATTGCTTATATGGACGTAGCGTTGTCGAAGATGTTTACGATAACCAAAAGCTCGTTAACTTCATGACAGCAATGGTCGCAAAGGAAATTCAAGATACCGCTTGGGCAACCATCATTATGAAAGAAGGTGCAGCAAACGGACAAACTTGGACTGGTCAACCTGGCGGAGTATTCACTGATTACACTCCAGGCAATAACTTCGGTATTAAGAGACTCGAAGGTAACCAATTAAATGCCCAAGTCATGAATTATGTCTCCACTATCATCGATATTACAAAGATGATTACTGGAACAAATGAATTAGTTGATTCTTCTTCTAACTTAAAAGAT